TCAAGATCGTCAGGCAGTTCATCGCGTTCGGTGATTCTGTCGGGCAGGAACGTCATCGGGATATCTCGTCATTAATTGCGCGAGCGTACTGCGGTCGAGCGGTGGAGAGCGGCCAGTAACGGCTTCGATGGCATAAGCGAGCTCGCGCGGCGTCATCGACCAGAACTGCTGCGGCGAAAGGTGAAGCACGCCCAAGCCAATACCGATCGCCTGTTTCCACGGGAAAGGCGTCACGCGCCAGTCTCCCCGAATGTCGCCTGGATCAGCTCCGCCGCAATGCGCACATAGCCTTGCGCGCCGCCCTCGACCGCCATGACGGCAACATCATCGTCAGTTACCGCTGCGCCAGCGCCGCGCAGGCCCGCGCCGATAATGCGTGTCAGGTCGCGGGCCTTCAGCCGACCTGAGCCGAAACGCTCGGTCAGCGCGACGAGGTCCTCGGCGCCGAAGGCGTCCTCAAGTTCCGCGAGCGCGCCGAGCGTGAGCACGAGCCGCCGCCGTGCGCCGCCGATGTCGGCCTCGATCTCGCCGCGATGGCGATTCGCCATGGTTCCTCCTTGGTATCCGATAGTCACGGAAATATGAGTGGTGCCCGATTCCGAACGGGCGCAGCCTGCGAACCGGAAGCGAATATCGAGCGGGGTTTTGTCATGGTGGCGTCAACGCACACGCGACAATCCGATCCGGCCATTCCGAACATCGTCTGCCCGAAGTGCGGCCTGCGCATGCAGGTCGCGGCCATCGAGCCTGCCGGCACCGACGACCGCACGGTGACGTTCGGCTGCGACTGCGGGCACCGCTACGATCTGTCCGAACGGGCGATCGTCGCGCTCGCTCGCGACAGCTCGGATCGCTGGTGAGAGGCGGATAACGAGCCGCGCTCACGTATCGGCAGCGAATGTCAGCTCGCCAGCGGATTCGAGCGCCATGTCGTAGGTCACCTCGCCATTGTGCTCGCCGGCGAACTCAAGGCTGGTGATCTGAAACGGCCCCTGCACGGTGCCGAACGACGGAATCACGATCTGGTAGCCGGCAATGCCGCCATCGAAGAATGTCTGCCGCAGCAGCGCATCGGTCGCTGCGTTCTTGAACAGGCCCCGGCCTGACACCGCGGCATGTTTGACGCCCGCACCGTCGAGCAATTCGCGCCAGCGATTGACGCTTTCGGAATGCGTGACGTCCACGGTCTCGGTGTTGAACGCAAGCCGCCGCGTGCGCAATCCGGCGACCGTCGTGTAGCCTGCGCCGTCGGCGATCTTGATGAGTAGATCTTTGCCCTTTTGAGCCGTCATTGGTGTCCTTTCAGAATGAGTTTTTCGAAAGCGGATTTGCGCGGCATTCACGCTGCGCAGTCTGCGGCCGCGTGCTGCGCATGGCTGGTGATTGATTTGTGATTGACTCGTATTTGACGCACAAAATGCAGCACGTTTTGCAACCGCTTCCGCCATCGCCGCGGCATCAACAGCCCGTGAGTCAAAAGCTGTCGCGCTTGCACCCCACGCGAGCGGCCAATATGTGCCCGCCAGAAGAAGTTTTAACCGCCCAGTAACCCCCACCTTGTAGCAGGGTCACCGTTCGCGTGACCTCACCATTGCCGGTCTATTGGGCCAAGCAGGATTGTTCTTATGCGCAAAAGTTTGACAGTTTTGATCGTCGCCTTGCTTGGCGTTTTTGCCGTCAAGTCGATCATTGGGCCCGGCAAAATGAACTTGGGCGAGTCCGTGAAATATCCGGTGCCGACCTATGATCTTCACGTCGCGCAGCCCGTCGACATGAAAAACTTCCCGTCCGACGTCATTCCGCTTCCCTGAGCGGCGTGCCTGCCGCTGGCGTCTCGTTGGCGCGGGTTTCTCCCTCAAATCATTACAGCCGAATCATGCCGCGCGGCGTGTCCAGTCGATGACGGTCGCGACCCAGGCATACTGCTCGGCTTCGAGCCGCAGCCGATAGGCGATCCAGCCGCGCTCGCGCAGTCGCATCGAGACGTCGGCCGCGTCTGCTTCCGCGGCCACGGTGAAGCCGGCGCTCACGCGCCCCTTGTGGGTGTCGATGAAAACCTTGCGACGGCGATGCCGCATTTTGCTCACCAGTGACTCCGCGCGCGGCCCGCGCAGCTTTTGCACGTGCGAAATAATCGCGCGGATGGAAACCGGCTGCTCGGCCAAGCCGTCAGGATTCGCGACGACTGCCAAGGCCGGGACAGGTATGTAGGTATGGGCGCGGTCGTTCCAAGGGGCCGCCATTGACCCGGAAACCCGCGGCGAAATAACGTGTTCCCGCTTCGGGAACCGGCCGCACGATGGCTTTGTCGCAAAGCTGCCGCATCCCACCGCTACTAACCAGCAAAACGGGGGCGCGACCGAAGCAGAGCAAGGTCTGATTTGCTCGTCGCTAATGCGCAGACAATATGACTGACCATCCGGCACGCGCGCCGCGCGTGCTCATTATCGAAAATGACTTTCTCATCGGCGAGATGCTTCACGACATGGTCGCGGAGCTCGGCTACGCCGTAACCAAGGTCGCCCACCGGTTGCCGTCGGCATTGCGTGAAATCTCCAAGGAGAACTTCGACGCCGCGCTCGTCAATATCGGCATCGACGCAGAAAAGCACGGCAGCGATATTGCTGACATTCTGCTTGAAAAGAACATTCCCTTCGCATTCGTAACCGGATACGGCCACGCCTTCGAGCAGCGGCATGCGCACATTCCGCTGCTGCAAAAGCCGTTCAATCGCGAACAGCTGCGCGTGGTGCTGGAGGCAATCGTCGGGCCGGGCGGGAGCCCAAATCACGGCACCTCGCACGCGGCCTAGCACGCGTCGCGCGCCTCAGCCTTCGCCGCGCGCGCGCGATTCATAGTCGCCGGCGTGAGATCTGCAATAAAAAACGCGCTTGAGGACTTTTTTCGCCTGCCCCTCCTTTTGCACCCTGACCACCTCGACGCCAATCGGCACCGTCTTCTGGCATTCAAGGCATCGGATTTGCTCGGAGAGATAAACCTCCTCCATCAACTTCTGGCCCTTGATGGGAATCTTGCCGATCAGTTGACGCATGGATGTCGCCGTCCGTTTTCAGCATCATACGCGAGTCGGCGATGGGCGTGCATCGCTTGGATGTGGGCTTATTCCGGTTCCGTCACCGCGCGGAACCGCACCAGCGCGCGATAAGTGCGCCCGTCCGATTCGCGCCGCACGTCGGCCGTGGAAAAACGGAAATTGACCAGGCGGTGGCCAGCCAGCGCGAGCGGCGCATCGTCGAGCGCCTGCAAAAGCGCGCCGGCGATCACATGCGCCTCGCGCTGCCCGCCCTGGCGCGACCAGGCATGCAGCGTCAGCTGATGCTCGAGCCCCGGCTCGCCGCCGGTGGAAAAGTCCGCAACGCGCGTTTCGCCGAGCGTCACATAAGGAAATGTCGCCTCGCGCGGCGGCTCGTCATAGATCTTCGGGCCGCCGAGCGATGCAACAAGCGCATGGTCGGCTATCAGCGCCGCATGCACGGCGGCACGCAGCGCCGCAGAAGCGGCGGTTGGCATAAGAACCTCGGAATGAAGTTGCTGCAGCTCAGGCGAAACGGGCCTTGGTGTTTCGCCGGCGGTTGATGGGCCGCCTTTGAATTAATGAACGGGTGACCAGAGTCGTCTCATCCGCCTGGATGACGCGCGCCGCTTTATTTGCGGTCATAGTTCCGCTGCCATGTCGACTTGGATCGGCGCCCTGATCTGTTTTTCCTGCTACGTCGCGATCATACCGGCGAGCCGTTGGCTTTATCTGTGCGACGACCCGCGCTTGACTCCTCGTGATCATTCCTCGGGAACTTCTGCGTCGATCTCGAGGAAGCGGCGGCCGACAGTCTCTCGCATCGCGATGATGCGGTAGATCCGCGTGCCCTCGCGCAGACAATGCCGCGTGGTGATGTCGCCTCGTGCGCGGATGACGATACGAAATCGTGCCACTGCACCGAAGCTATCCGCGGCGACATCGCTGCGCGCCGAGATTGGCGTCACTTGCGCCCACAGCGTGGTCGCCGCTTCGTAGGTGCGGACGACTCCGCCTGCGCCGTCGCCGGTCTCCACCGGCGTCTCCAGCACCAGCCGGCGGTTGAGCGCGCCGATATCTTTCAACGGCGCACTCACAGCGGCAGCATCCGGTAGGGCGCTATCAACGCAGCGGCATTCGATGGCACCGGCGCCACCTCCCCGCCGGCAACGATCGCGCGGTTCTCGTGCCAGTGCGCCGTCAGAATTCTGATCGCCTGGCGTATCGGCTCCGGCACGTCGCTTGTCGCGTCGCCAAAGCCGACAGCAATGTCGAGCTCGATGCCGGCGGCGATGCGCGTCGGCATAGGCAATGCCCAGGGTAAGAAAGAAAATGTCGACATGCTCGCGTCCGGCGCGAAGGCCTGGATGTCGATCGCGCGCGCTTCGCCGTCGAAATCGAAGACGCGCGCGGCGACAAGCGCCTGCAACGGCGCCGGTCGCACCGCGATACGTCCGTTCGCCGGCCAGCAGTCGAGCACCATGCGCCAG